GATTTAACAGCTTCAGGCTCAATAGATGTAGCAGCGCCAATTGAAGCTCCAATTGGGTTTTTTCTAATATAATCAATAGCACCACTAATTGCAGCACCTACAGGATCTACATTAAACATCTGTGAACCTTGCATAGGCGGCAATCCTAATTTAGCCAAACCTTTGTTTACTTCACCTCTCATGATAGTAGCCTGGTCTGATGCCATAAATTTTTTAACTGCAGCTTCTCCATCATAAAGCATAGAACCAGCTTTAGCAAAAATTAATGGCAAAGGAGTTTTTCTTGTAGCCTTTTCAATTACACCAATACGTTCAGCTGATGTAGTAGGGTCAATTATTTCAGGAAAACCTGCTTGTACAAATACATTACGCTGCCTTTGCACTTGTGGCGTAGCGCTTGTTTCAGCAAATCGTTCCTGCTGTTGTAAGATAGAAGGAAGCAAAGCTTTAACTTGTTCTTCAGCACTTGCTTGGACTAATTTTGGATTTAAACCTAATTTGTCAGCTAAATTTTGCCCAGCTCTATGTAGATAAGGAAAATCCTCAGGACGTATAAGACCAGCTTCTGCAAAAACAGTATTTTTAGCACCTAAACGACCTTGGTGCCAAAGTTCATCAAAAGCACCAATAGCGTTTAAATTTGCTTGGTTGTCGCCAGGAGTAGCGCCAGTTAAATCAAAAATACGTTTTTTAGTGTCTTCCCAAATATCAATTGGTGTTCTAATTCCAAGATCACCGCCGGTTCTATCAGCAATAATGTGATGAAGAGGGATACCTTTAACGTACTGAAAATCTCTCATTAAACCTTCTTCAGTTTTCCTGAGTTTTTTAATTAAATCCTCAGGCTCCATGTAAGGTTTTTCCAAAATATCTTGAAATACAGTAGGATCCCAAGCAAAAGCTGCTCCAAAACGTCTCCATTTTTTAAGATCGTTTACATCACCACTAGGTAGCTTAATTTTATTTTTTTGAGCAGCTTGTAACCTGTCAAGATTTTCTACAATTGTAGCTTGAACAAGTTGATACGCTCGCTTTGTTTCTCTATCCATTAAGTAATATACTCCATAATAAGTTTTTCACGGAGTCTATTAACTCCAAAGGTTTGTCTCATAAAAGTGAGCCAGTTGTTACTTCCTTTACTCTGATTGCACATAAGACAGGCTGGGACGACATTCTTGATGTCTGAGCCGCCACGACAGCGAGGGCGGACATGGTCCAAAGTGAGATTAGATAAGTCATAAGTTTTACCACAATAAACACAAGTGCAGTCAAAATGTTCCTTAATAGAGCGCCTCCACAGGCGCTTGGCTTCTGGTGAGGTCATGGCTATTAAGTTATAAAGATAATGATCAGGTGAAGGAAGTAGGGGAGTCATGCGCGACCTTTACGTGCTCGGTTTTTAGATGCTGCTTCAAGGAATGTTTTACCATTCTTTTTATGGGAAACATCTTTACCATCACCGTTGCCGTACGTGCCACGTTTACGATTCTCCTTATTCAATTGGGTGCGTTTTTTAATCTGTAGTTCACTAGAGTCATACTTTTTTTGATATGACTTATAGTTACCGTTAGCGTATTTAGCACCGCTATATTTAGACTTTCGGGCCATAGAGCCTCCGTTGGACAAGTTCAGGGTCAACAGTTGGCATAATGTTTGCCAATTTATCTAGGGGGCTACCGTCAAAGGCAACACCACTGATGTCATTGGTTTTAAGCCAATCACAGGCTGCCTTTAGATCAGCAGTAGAAGCCTCGCCCGATTTAATACGGGCAAGGAACTCCTTTGTGACAAGATTATGCAACTCGTTGAATTGATCTTCAGTTGCTTTCTTTTTCATTTTTAAATGATACCTGGCATTGGGTTAGGACGTTTGGTTGGGGTAAGATCTTTACGTTGAGGATTAAACTGTCTAATCCTTAGTTTATCTAAAAGAAATTCAACGGGATTAGGTGTAGTATAAGTATAACCACTAGCGCCTGGCATACGATCTAAAGTTCCACTACCAAAATACGAACCACGATAATTCTGTGGACCTTGGTAGTCTTTTTCTACATCGTATTTAGCGCCAGAGTAAGGCAAAATAGTTCGATCTCTAACTGACCGTTCAGACTCTTGTTGTTGAATTATCAGACGCTCAATTGGATCAAGGTCAGCTGAAGTTCTAGATTTCTTTTTAGGCATTAATTACCATCCAGTGTTAGATTTAACCGCTACAATAGGTACAATGTCATGGCAAAGTTTTTCGTACGGACTACCAGGTCTAAACATAAAACCTGCTTTACCTAGTTCAGCACATTTAAGTGCACGAACTAATTCATAATCCAAACGCATCTTTTGTTCGTGACGTTTAGCGATAGATTTACATTGTTCAACCATACCACCATCAAGCGGTACAGAAAAGTTAAGACTCATTCCAAAATTAGCAGTGCGTTGGTACGTATCTGTGTGTACATCACCACCTGTATAAAACGGGCTAACAATCATTGTTGTACCGTTACAGGAGTTATTAGCAGCAAAGTGTTGCCGACTAGGTGCACCAGTATTTTGGAATTGAATCGCTTGGTTAGTTACGTTACCCGTAGCAGCAGCTACAGGTGACGAACTGTTTGATACTGTAGGTTCTTCTGCGTAAACTGGTACTACTGCGAGAAGACTGACAGCGAGGTAGTAGTGGAGACTTGCTGGATAGTTTCGGTTACGTCGATTGTTTCGATTACACCTGCTGCTCTTTCCGTAATCTCCAGTTGAAAGGGATTGCCAGCGGTGGTTACTGAAAAGGTTGTTGAAGAATCTTCGATTGAACCACTGGGTGTTACGTTGGTTCCAGACCATGATTTATAAGCTCCACCGTACACTTCAGTTGCAATGGTACGGTTAATATTAACAGTAGTTGTGGTAGTAGATTGCATACTACCTTGTGTAAAATTAGGTGTAACAGTTTGTGCTTGAGCAGCTACAGGCAATAGAAAAAGTAAGGCAAATAGTTTTTTCATGGTTGTTCTTTTTTGTCTTTGTCCATCCGTGAAATACCATACGAAGCAAGCGTTCCGCTAAGCAAAGACGCTACAAACGTAGGATCCATTTTTTGTAACATACCCATGTATGAAGCAGTTAATACACCTGCACTCCATACAAGCACTAATGCTTTGACAATTTCACTAAAGAAGTCATGTACAAAGTTTTTAGTTTTCTGCATTTGGTTGGTTTTTGGTTAGAATCTTTTTAATCAATGGTTTCATTAAGGAGACTAACCGTTTAAATATTGCAGTGGCGGTAAGGGTGGCAGCAACAGAAACGGTTGCTGTCGTTGCAGCAGTCACCAGAATGGCTGTTTGAGGTACAGGTATTTTAATGTCAGTAGCTGGTATTTCTACCTGTCTGACTTCTGGTGGGATTGGAGGAAGTGTAATAGGCGCTACAGGGGGCCTAGGAGGCTCTGGAGCAGCCCTTTCCTGTGTGTTAGGTGTGCTTACACCTGGAGGGGGTCTAAGGTCGCTAGGAGGCACCACAAGCGGGGTGTACGAAGGTACGTCCGCCTGCGGTACTTCTAATATAGGAACCGGTAGTTGTAACGGTTCAGGAATGGTAATGTGCGGGAAGACCAAAGGTTCTCCCAAATCCATCACTTATTCGGGAACAACCCGTTACGAATAAACTCAACTGCTTTGTCGTCAACATCGTTATCAGTTGACTCAGCAAGTTTTTCCAACATCTCAACGATCAACGCTTTGACACGATCGGATTGCAGGAATTTAAAAAGAATTGGACGAATAACTGAAATAATCATATTAGTCAGCGGGTAGTGGTTCGTTGCCTTCGGCTAGCCAGGCTTGATATTCCAAAGCCATACAGTTTTGTCCGTTAGCTTTGAAGGTCCAAACGGTGCCGTCATCTTCAGTTTTTTTGATGCGCTCAATAGTTGAGCCTGCGGCAAAATAAATCTGATAAGTCATTAGAGTTCAGCGTTAAAGGAAATGTGGGCGGATGTTGAGTCGTCTAGACGACAAAGCCCAGCTCCATAAAGTGAATAACTTGAAGCAGAGGTATTTAAAGTCAAACCACATCCATATCTGGATTCATCCAAACTTGCAACTGGAGAAGCAACTGTTATATCATTTGATGAACTATGTAACAAAAGTAAACCAGAAGCACTTGCCGCAGGATCAGACCGCATTGTTGTTGGGAACAAAACCATAGTTCTAAAACTTTCACTACCATTTGTAGCGTCGTAGCAGTAGGCAATTCCTACTGCAGTTTGATCGTCTGCGTTACCGGCAATTTTATAAAAATACCTCTGACACTTAGCCAAGGTCTGAGAATAGAGTTCGTGTTCAAAGGGAGTACTTTTGGAACCTACTTCTAGCTGGACGCCGGTAATATCAACATAGTTACTGGTGCTTGAATAAATATCTATACTGTCTGCTGGTGCCCTTACGTCATTAACTTCGGAATGCCAAACACCTTCTGTGCGAGATCCACCTTGAAAATTAGGCCCACTGGCATATTGAAAGTTAATTACTAAACCAACGCCATTGTCATCGTTGATTGTTCCGCCGGTATTAGCTGCAATAGGTATTGTGTAATACTGCCAAGTATCTGCGCTTGCAGGGACTGTTGCACTTTGATGCAAAGAATGCCAAGCTGTTCCTGATGAATCTGACGCTTGAATCTCTAACCCAACACTACCGGAGGTCAAATTGGTACGCATCCAAAAAGAAAGAGTGAGGCTTTTTGCCTGTGCAGTACCCACACCTAAAGATTGAAGATCTTGTGCTTCAATAAGGTATTGAACCCAGCACCTATCGGAAAGTGCTAAGGCAGCCGTTCTTGCTTGGTTTGGTGTAGTTCGAAAACAGTTTGGAAATCCAACGAGTCCGCCTGTGTCTTGTTGGCTAAAGGTAAGGTCTGTAACCCCCGAAGGGAGGTCTAAATTGGTTTTCAATCTGTCAACACAAGGAAATTGACCTGTGGTTCCTGTGCTTGAACTCGTTCCTCTCTGCGCCACCTGCATAGCCCCATTAATGATGAGGTTCCTGTTACTTAGCGGACCAGCGGTAGGCAACTGCTGACCGTCAATCGTGACGTGACCGTCATTATCAATAGATACACCGCCATCAGTTGTGGAGGTGTTTTCGATTTTGTTTACTTTAATTGTGCTCATATCAACCCTCCGGTTTAGTAGGCCAAACAGGGTTGGCTGGATCAGTAGTGTTTGCAGGTAGATCCCGCAATGCTTGGCGGTAAGTAGCCATCTCAGTAGTCAGAGTGCTGTCAGACAACGCCAGGTAATCCGTTTCAGCGATTAAACGGTTACGCTTACGACGAAGTGCTTGGAAGTTCCAATCGTTTTCAACAGTAAGTGTTTCTGCTTCAACAGCAGCGGTGTCTAGGGTTACGATGTTGCCATCAGCGTCATAGGCAACTACACCGTTCTCTACGTCAACAATACTCTTGACATTAGAATGCGTGTTGTAAATAGCTTGATGGTTCATCCTGCTACCTCAATTAAAGTTATGCTTGAACTAAGAATTTCAGCTGCCGTGTTGTCGGGATTAGATGCACTTCTATTAGTGTAAAGTGTACCACTTAGTGTAGGTACTACGCCTATTTTGTATTCTACAGTTGATGTAGTGTTTGGAGAATCTAGATATTCATACCAAAAATTATCTGGAGTAGAAGCAGCATCAAACTCATGATAACCAATGGACAAAGTAGCAAGCCCTCGGCGCCGGGTGCCGGACGCAGGCGGTAAACCGATATTAGTGTTATCGCGAATTAAACGAAAAACCATGTTCCAGTAAGTATTAGTATTCCATTCTCCACACCAACGTACCCGCACTAAAACTTTACTGCTAGACGATGTTGGGGTGAAACTTGTGTTCATTTGGGTTATATGCGTTTCACTGTTTGCAGTTAAAGAGGTGCTAAATCTATCAGTATTATAGTTTTGAACAACCTGCAAGATATTTCCAGCACGCTCAAGACGGTCAAGCGTGCCGTCAGAGCTAGGAACCGTAATGTTTGTACTACCTGGAGCAGCTAGCACTGTTCCTGTAGTGCCTGGAATAGTCAAACTTACGTCTGACCCAATAGCGTCGGGAACGTCCAGTTCAACCGAACCAGACGTTGCTCCGTTTAGTTTGAGTCCCATCACTCACCCCCTGGGGTTTCCTGTGCTGCGACCATTGCGTTGTAAGCATCGACTACTTCAGTAGTCCACAGTGCAGTAGCAACTGCCTGCATTTCAGCGCACTCACCACTCATGTCAGAGCCAGGGACTTTGACGTGGCGGTGGTAAGTACGACCCACCTCTTTGCCATCCTTTTCAACGATGTCTGCACGACGGCATTGAAGGATGTTGTACGGTGGGATAATTTCAATTTTGTGTTCGTGTCGTTCGGTAAAAGCCATTTTAAGATAATTCGTTTGTAATTAAATAGGTTTAATGGTTATGCAGCAGCTAGGTACTGCACTTGAAATCTGATCTGCGAGCTTGAACTTGTCAAATGTTGGTGTTTTGCTGCTGTATAATTAGACGCTGCACTTTGAGTATGAAAATAGAAATAAACACTATGATTGCTA